CTGCATATGTGCGTGGAAGAGTTGCTTCTTTGTTCACGGGTTCGCAGTTTACTACGTCCATACACAGTGCTACTACTTTTGTGGTTTTAAATGTTCTTGTTACCATTGGTTCTCTTGCCATTTTAGATACCTCTCTTTCTTTGTTTTTTTTGTTTGCTTTAATGGCAAATAGAGTGTACAGGAATTGCACCTGTGTATCTGTTTAGATAACGCTTGTCACTCTGAAGGAGCGCAAGGCGAACATATGTTTGTGCGTGTAGTTCGCCTTGCTTGAGTATGATGTAGCATGGGTAACTGTCTACTCTTATATTGTACAACTTTATTGGTTTTTTGTCAAGGTTTATTTGAAAAATTCGGAAAGAACTTTCTTTCGGTATTTTGTAATTACATCTGATACTATATAATTTGAATCTATGGTTAAAATTTGTATAGCGTAATAAAAATCATTAAATTCATAAATGTATGTGAAGTATTTTGAACTTATGTAAATGGTCAATGTGTCATTTAATACCTTAACTTTTATTTTAGCTTTTAAGTAATTTTCAAGTTTTGACTTAGTGTTTTCTAATAATTCTCTCATGGTTTATTCCTCCGGTATTTCTATATAATCTGGTATAAATACTTCATCTATTGAATAATAAATATCTCTAATTGCGGATAGTTTACCTTTTCTAGCTTCGTGGTACAATGAATAAGTGGACAGTCATCACCCGTTTTCACTAGCTGCGAATAATAAACATAATACGCAAAAATTATTATGACTTAAATAATTAAACATTGTGTTAGTAATAATTTCATTATCTAATAGTAAACTAACAGCTTTCTTTTTCATTGCTACAAGGTTAAAATCATGTGGAAAATTAATAATGTTTCTATATTTATAATCTTCAACCTCTTTGTATATGTAAGACCAAATAAACTTATGGATAAATATTAAATCTTTCTTTTGAATTTTCATTTATTCTCCCTCTATTTCTATGTAATCTGGAATATCTGCGTTGTAAATTAAATCTCTGATTTTAACGCATGCTTCCTCTGAACCATTTAAAACTTGTTGATATAATGACTCAGGTGTCGTGCAATCGTGAAGAGGACAGTTATTACAAAAGTCATCTGAAAATAAAGCGCAAAAGACGCAAGCAGAATTCATAAATACCCATTTAAGTATTTGTTGTGAAACTTTATTTTCATTTATCATATTTTGAATACAACAATCTTTAATAAATAAAATGCTATCTATTTTACCGGGTGAATATTTGATATAATCACGAAC